TTCCAGAAACTAATTGATATTAGTTATGACTTCAAACTATATAGAAAATTTGATGACGAGGGAGTATCGCTACGCTCTTTCTGTACAAACAACAACGCAGCTTATGTTGCCGTTGAGGAAACGTATGGAGACCATTCATATAACGGGCATGCCAAAAAAGACGAAAAATACAGAAACGACATGACCAATTTTGGTATCCTAATGGAAGTTCAGGGCATTGAAGAACCATTCAAATGGTCTAGAGATTTAGTTTCTAAGGTAAATAAAGATGGTACAGGTTTATACTATAGCCCTACACGTACTCCATCTACAACTTCTGAAGGTGAAAATGTAAGTGCTGTTACCATTAGTGAAATGGATGAAGTAAGAGAAGCATTCCAAGGTTACTATTCATACATTGATGATTTTATCGAGGATATGAAGAAAGTATTTCCTACATTGGGTGACGATTGGGGTGTTTACATTCCTGAAGTTAAGTATCTATCACCTGAACCATTAGTTAATTATGATGATTTATCATTGATTGATTTTGATAATGTTCACTTTGTAGGTGATGCATTAAGTGCAAGAGGTATTACAGTATCAGGAGCACAAGGAATTTATGTTACAGATTATATTTTAGAAAAACACAATGAAGAATACCCAGAATTCTTCGAAAATTATTAATATAAAGTTATGGCTAGAGAAAAATTATACGAGTACAAGACCATTAAAAATCAAGGTGCAAAACTCCATTTAATCAAATTCCAAGATGAAGAAAATTGGAGATTTCATAGATGGGATGGCCCAGCAATAGAACCCTTTGAAAGAGATTCTCCTCATACAAAATCATACTACTTAAATGGAAATTTATACGATTATGATAGTTATATGGAAGTTATGCAAGAACGTGAAGGGTTGCCTTATTATAAAAACCAATCAATGAAAAACCAACTCTCAGACTATAGAAACTAATATGGAAAAACCAATAGTTTTTAATGCTGCAGAGTGTAAGGAGTGTAATGTTCCCAAAGGTTGGGGGCATGAGATTATTTTTGAAAATAATGAACTCTATTGTGGTAAGTTATTAGTGTTTAAAAAAGATTGTAACTTTAGTATGCACTATCATTTAGAAAAAGATGAAACTTGGTTTGTCAATGAGGGAGAATTTTTGTATCGTTGGGTAGATACTGAAACAGGTACAGTTCATGAACAACAATTACGAGAAGGTGATAGCGTGAGACAATACCCAGGTCAACCCCACCAATTAAAAGCACTAACTGATGGGGTTATATTTGAAGTTAGTACAGAACATTTTGATTCAGACAGTTATAGAATTTATAGAGAATGGCAAAAATAGGATTATGCGGAACAATGAGTGTAGGAAAAACCACACTTGTTAAGGCTCTTCAGGAGCTAGATTATTTTAAAGATTACAATTTTAGAACAGAGCGTTCTAAAGAACTAATGGCTCAAGGTATTCCATTGAATACTGATTCAACATTAAAGGGTCAATGTGTATTTTTAGCAGAACGGTCAAGCGAATTGATGCAAGAAAACATTATTACAGATCGTACTGTAATTGATGTTATGGCATTTGCTAATTGTTCTACTTCAATGGACATTTATGATAAAGAAGATTTTGAAACATTAGCTGGTCATCTAATTAGAGAGTATGACTATATCTTTTATGTATCTCCTGAAGGTGTAGAAATTGAAGATAATGGCGTTCGTGAAACAGATGCTCAATATAGAAGAACTATTGACTTAATGATTAGTCGTTTAATCAGTAAATATAATCACAGAATTAAAAACTTTACCACCATCTCAGGTACCACTGAAGAACGAATTCATCAAATGTTGAATGTTATAGAACTTTAATATATTTATAACAAAAATTATAAAATGAAGAAATCTGAGTTTAAAGCATATTTGCGCGAAGAAATTATTTCTATGTTGAATGAAGCCGATCCTGAGGATATTAAGGCACAACAAGATCTTAATAAAGAATTAGATCTTACTAAATCAAAGGCTGATGATTTAGGTCAAGCTTTATCCGAGGAAGATGAAGAAGGACCATCATCATCAGATTTGAAAGCTGCTAAAAAAGACTCCGTATCTAAAATTGCTAATAAACTTCAACAAACTACTAAAGAAATGAAATCTGTAGTTAATAAATGGAAGAAAGCAGAAGGTAGTGAAAAGGATGAACTAACAAAGCGTTTAAAAGAACTTACGAAAATAAAGAAAGAACTTGAAGGACTTCTTTAAAAATATTCAAACGCTACTTATTGTAGTATTGGTTATAATTATTCTTTTAATGCGATCTTGTAGTGGTGAAGGAGAATTAGTAGAACCTGAGGTAATTACCAGAGTTGAGGTGCGGTACGATACAGTTGAAACCTTTAAGGAAACTTATGTTCCAAAATGGAAAACTAAAATCATAACCGAAATTGATACTTTCCAGGTACCTATTGATACTTTATCTATTCTAAGAAATTACTATGCAAAGTATTTTTACTCAGATACTCTTAAAATAGATACATTAGGGTATGCTATCATAAATGACACAATTACTCGTAATACTATCCTAGCAAGAGATATTAGAACTAATATTTTAATTCCTACCACTACAATAACAAAAGAAATTTATTTAAATAAAAATGAATTTTATTGGGGCTTAGGATTGCAAGGTAGATCAGACCAGTTAAATTATTTAGGTGGGGAGTTATTATTTAAAAGTAAAAAAAAGAACATATACGGTTTTGGGCTAGGGGTTAATCAAGATTTCCAACCAGTTCTATCAGGCCGTATGTACTGGAAAATTGGAAAATGAGTCAACAAGATTTAAAATCAGTAATTAGGCAGGAATATTTAAAATGCGCTCAAGATCCAGCTCATTTTATGAAAAAATACTGCCACATTCAGCACCCACAACGTGGCCGTGTTATATTTAACTTATACCCATTTCAAGAAAAAACACTACACCTTTTACGAGATAACCCATATTCAATTATTCTAAAATCCCGACAGTTGGGTATATCAACCTTATCTGCTGGGTATTCTTTATGGATGATGTTATTTCATAAGGATAAAAATATTCTATGTATTGCGACAAAGCAGGAAACCGCTCGTAACATGGTTACAAAGGTTAAGTTTATGTATGATAACTTACCTTCGTGGCTTAAAATACCAGCAGATGAGAATAATAAATTATCTCTTAGACTAAATAATGGTTCCCAAATTAAAGCAACCTCAGCAAGTAGTGATGCTGGTAGATCGGAAGCCGTTTCTTTGCTATTAGTAGATGAGGCAGCATTTATTGACCAAATTGGTGAAATATGGGCCTCAGCTCAACAAACCCTAGCTACTGGTGGTGGTGCTATTGTATTATCTACCCCTTATGGTACAGGTAACTGGTTTCATAAAACATGGGTTTCAGCAGAAAATAATGAAAATGATTTCCTTCCAATTAAATTACCGTGGTGGGTTCATCCCGAACGAGATGAAGCTTGGAGAAAACGTCAAGATGAATTACTAGGTGATCCTAGAATGGCTGCTCAGGAATGTGACTGTGATTTTAGTACCTCAGGGGATACAGTATTCCATTCTGAATGGATAGAGTTTATTAAGGAAACAACAATCCAAGACCCACTAGAACGTAGAGGTGTAGATCAAAACCTATGGATTTGGGAAGCCGCTGATTACTCTAGAGAATATATGGTTATTGCTGACGTTGCCCGAGGTGATGGTAAAGATTTTTCTGCATGCCATATAATGGATATTGCAACAAATACTCAAGTAGCAGAATATAAAGGTCAACTTCCACCTAAAGAATTTGGATATTTCCTTACAGGTCTAGCTACTGAATATAATAACGCTATGTTGGTAGTAGAAAACGCCAACATTGGATGGGCAACATTAGATGCTATCCAAGAGAGAGGATATAGAAACTTATACCAATCACCAAAATCCGATCAATTAACTGCTGAATCTTATCTTAGAGTATTCGAAGGCAATAGTGAAATGGTTCCTGGGTTTACAATGTCAATGAGAACAAGACCTCTATGTATTAATAAATTTAGAGAATTTGTTGGTGACCAATCAGTAACTATTCGTTCCAAACGACTATTAGAAGAAATGAAAGTATTTATTTGGAGGAATGGTAGACCAGAAGCTCAAAGTGGCTACAATGATGACTTGGTTATGTCATTTGGAATTGGTATGTTCCTGAGAGATACGTCGCTCAAGTTTCAACAGCAGAGTTTAGACTCCGCTCGCGCAGCTTTAGGGGCAGTTAAAACAAACAAAACTAGTTACAGTGGTGTATACTCAGCAAATAGCGCCCAAAACCCATACAATATGGATATAGGGGGTAAAGATGAGAGCATAAAGTGGCTACTATAATATATTTATAACAAAATTAGAAAATGGCAGATAAAGGATTATTCCCCAGATTACAACGATTATTTTCTACGGATGTAGTTCTCCGTAATACTGGTGGCAACCAACTTAAAGTGTTTGATGTTAATAGCATCCAACAATCCGGAGACTTGCAAACTAATGCTTTAGTAGATAGATTTAATAGAATTTATACTAATTCATCTACCTCATTATATGGTCAACAAACTAATTTTAATTACCAATACTTAAGACCCTCATTATACTCAGATTATGAT